GACATCATGATTTCCGGGTATAATATCCATGGTAATGCTGGCATCACGCATAGGCTCAAGAAAATGCTTACGATTAGCATTGAGTGCTTTAAAGTTAACGAATTTTCTGTGCTCATAATAGTCTCCCAAATGCAAGATATTCTTAATGTTATGTTCTTTCAAATAAGGAAAGAATATCTCCTCGTAAAATCTCTCTTGATACTTTAGAAAAATATCTGATGAATTTCTTACACCACAATGTGTGTCATTTAATATAGCTACTTTCATATTATACCATAAACAATTCTAGTTTTTCTTTTTCTTTTTCTGCTTTCGCAAATTCTTTGATCTTATCATCTTTTACTCTTATCTTATCGATTCTTTGTCTAAGAGTATCTACATATTCCATTGTTTGTTGTGCACCAGCATCATCCATTCCCATAGCAGCAAAGTCTTCAATTCCCATTTTTTCGATAAATCTGAATTTAATTTCTTGTTGCTTTTTCTCTTTAGTGATCCTACGAATAAATGCAAAGAAACATATTTGTGTAAAATAAGAGAACGCATTAGGATTACCAGTCCTTGTTGCCGTTTCTATTTTATAGTTATTAATAGCTCTTAGACAGTTTTCGACACCATCCATAACCATCTCTTCACGATAAGTGTACCGAACAAAGTTCGGTCTGTGAGACAGGCCTTCTGATATTTTCATGAAGCAGGTTGCAATATAATTAGTTACTGTAGGAGTGACTTCGCCTGCATCCTTTGAGGCTCTTGCTGAAATCGCGTAATCCATAACAGCTTGAGAAAATTCCTTATTGTTTACGTAGTGTGGTTTATCTTTTGGTTTGATTTTTTTAGTCATGTGTTTCTCCCGATAATAGTATATTATAACATAGTATGCAACAAATGTACACAGTTATTTTCATTAAATTAATTTAGTTTTTTTGCATAAAAAGGTGTACAAATCGTCAAAAGCGTGATATAATATAAGAGTCCACTTGAGGCCAGGGGTATACTAATGTATTGTTTTAGGCTCTGTTTCATCAGATTCGTATTGTTCTTGGATATCATCTTCAAAGGTATCATAATCATAAGTCTCTATAGTATCTCTAATCTCATCTTGACAAGAATACTTTATATACGACTCTTTCGTCTCAGATACAACCTCGGTATGGTTGATCACGAAGCGTTTCATGATTTTAAACACTTTCTTGTCGGAAAATGGAAACCAATCTGCAAAAGTCCACATACCAGCAGGTGAAGCCTGCACGGCCGCAGGCCGTTCTACAATGAACGCATGCTCGCTCGCCGACTGAACATAACAAATAATGTTTTCACCGTTTGTTAGTTTAAAATGCCTTACATCTACTTCTTCGATTGATTCCATTTATATATTTATACCATGTATTTTATAGTCAAATTTTTCTCTACTGTATATTCTGATACGCTCTCCAGCATGATTTAACGTATAATTCTTTCGGGCCTTCCAATGTAAATCATCAGCAATATCATATACCTTAGTATCTATACCATCTGCAGACTTCCTTAATCCACGTCCGATACTTTGAAGAACCCTAATTTGAGACTTACTCGGTGAAGCAAAAATAATGTTGTGTAAACGCTTAATATTAATACCTGTAGAAAAAGTGCCCATACTAGCGACAATAATCGCGTCGTCCTGCTTCTCTGTAATCGCTCGAATCTCTTCCCTCGTATCCACGTCGGTCTCACCTGAGACATAAAACAACCTCCTCGTATTTCTTGGTAATTCATCAAACTTTTTCTTTAATAAATCGTGCAATGGTTTTCCGTGCTTATCGACAAACTGGAATAATATCAGCGAGTTCCCTTCTTGATCCATCGCTAAATTTGCTATAAAATTATTCCGCGGTTCGTATTTTACAATAAAGTCAATCTCTTCTTGGTACTTCATCTTCGATACTAATCTGCAATGTTCATCACTATATTTCAATAACAAGACAAATATGTCCAGTTGTGACAATGAGTTTTCTTCAATCAGCTTTTTAGTAGTAGTGACTTTATGCACAGGGCCAAATAGACCTTCTAAAACTAACTGATGTGTCTGTGTGCCATCTAATGTTCCTGTTGTTCCTAAACGATATTGTGCATTCACGCACTTTTCCAATATAGCAGTTAAAGACTTAGCTTTAAAATTATGCGCTTCATCACCAATCACCATGCCGTAATTTTCAAACCATGGGGTCTGCATTTTATATATTGATTGCCATGTAGTAATAATTACACGGTGCTTTAAGTTATACTTTTCTTTGCCTGAATATATTTTATGGCAATTAGATTCTACCGACCATTCGTCGTTTGTGGAATAATCGCCAAAGTCTGAATACATTTGTTCAACTAGTGATGTTGTAGGCACAATAAGCAATACGTTTCTGTCATACATCTCTAAAAAATATCTAACAGCTAAATATATAATTAAACTTTTACCAGAAGCTGTAGGACTTAATAACAAAGAACTTTTATTAGTCAGCGCATGTGAGAGCGCACTTAGTTGATAATCTCTAGGTGTTATACTATCTCCGTTAGCTGTGAGCGTCACCTGTTTCAGCAAACTTTCAATATCATGAAGTTCTTCAATGTCGGGCCGTCCATACATAGAATTATCTTCTACTATAAACTCATAATTACGGGCATTCGCAAATTCAATAAGGTACTTATAAAGTCCCGCGTAAATTTGTTTTTTTCTTAAATCGTACAATCGTATCTTACCATCCCACATACGATTTTTGTATGACGGCATAAACTTATAACCTGGTACATAAAAACAGAAGTGTTCTGACAACTCCATTTCTATTCCTGGTTCAGTTATAACACTTAGAAATACCTCGTTCTTTTTCTTAACGACTATTTTTTCCATTACATCCCGCTAGTAAATTTGTTCCATTCAATAATATTTTTAATGTTCTGATGTCTCCACTTAATGTTGTCAAGTATTTCTTTTAAAGTGTCAACTAGTTCTTGCGTGTAGTGCATTTTAGCTTGATGTTCTTGAATGAGTGGGTCCGCATCGTACCACTTATCCATATCCCCTTTCAGCACTGTAAGTCCGTTCAAAGGATCGTAACCCCATCCTTTAGAATCCATTTCTTCTTGCGTGAGTTTACCGTTATAGTGCATGAATTTATCTTTCAATAAGACTTTAAATTCTAAGTCAAGCTTTTTAAATCTAAGTTTATTTATTGAGTATAACTCTAGGTACTTCGAATGAAGCTTTGCCGAATCTCTTGCCGATTGGTCTAATTGAAGCTCGTCTATAATCGAGTCTTTCTTCCACATCTCAAGTATTGTTTCTAAATTATTCATAATATCTCCATAGTATATCTATATGTGTACAAACACCGCCAAAAAGTAAACCGATATGTTTACTTGATTTCGTAGTATGTATACTTTAATGTCACGTCAGCTTGTAGGTATTCTATGTCCGTCTGCTGAGTAGAAAATTCAACAGCAGATAGATTGGTAGGAAAACAGTCTCTAAAAGTAATCTCTTTCGTGACGTTATTATGGCTACTCAAAATAGATAGAGTTGCATCAGACTTAAACACTTCACCTTTTCCAACGATGTTATGCATCCAATTGAACATCTCAATATAGTTTTCCATATCTTCCGTTACGTTGAATCTTATAGCAAGATCGCCAAAGGCAATCCTATCACCAGTAAAAGCTAAATTAGACCCCTTGTAGGGATTAGGAGCTTCGCCTAATGATAAGTCTGGAAGAGTTACAGCTGTACAAAAATACTCAACATTAGCATATTGAGTAGAATCTATTTTAAATTGAAATCCGGTAGGACTCAAAAAGTTTTTATTTTGTGTAGTCATATATCTATTTATACCAATCTATCAGCTAACTGTTAATTATTTCTCATTAACAAATTCGTATAGCTCTTTCGCTACAGAAATAACATCAGTTGCCTTAAGTTGCCTTGCAGGTACAACCTTCGGGTTATCCTCATTTCTATCGTTATGGGCATGAACCTGATCGATTTTCCTATGAATATTTCCTTCAAGTATTCCTTGAGCTTGGTTTAGTAAGTCGGCTCGAATCTCGAACCCTGATTTTCCATTTGACATATTAGTCTCCGTGTGTGTGTTGTCCATCATTAGACACTTTTATTTATACAAGATGAAAGTGTCAAGCGCCATCCTTGGCCAGCTAACTCCTAAAACTTTACTTATTTAGCTTCGGTCTTTTCAACACCAGTCTTCTCGGCTACACCTTTAATTGTACCAGATACAACATCTAAAGTACCAGTAGTAACTCCAGCAACGTCAGACGCAACACCACCAACAATATTCTTAGTGCCATCGATTACTGAGTCAACTGTATTACAACCAGCTAACAAAACTACTGTCATTAATGCAAAAATCTTATGCATGATAATCTCCTATCCTGTAATTCCGGGGGTGGTTTCCTACCCACAAACTGCGAGGCGTACCACTTGATACGCCGATCATCTTCCTTATATCTATTTATAGGCATAAAAAAAGGGACCCGAAGGTCCCTTAATCGCATATCTAATTAAAGATTAGCTGTTCTGCATGATTCCGTCTACTCTAAAGATTCTAAAGTATGGGTTTTCTCTTGCAGTACCAGTACCGTTAGATGCTACATATGGGTTAGCGACCATGCCGTATCTAGTTTTAAAACCGATTCTTGGCTGGAAGTCTTCTTCACCAATTGCTTTAACCATAGTTAAAGGAACGTATGGGCAATAGAAAAGACCTGCATCATATGGAGTATTACCTCTGTAACCTACAGTTACGTAGTCAGGGTTAGTACCAGTTGCATATGGATCAACATATACTTTGAACTTACCGTTAAGAACACCAGCAAAAGTATTACCAGTATCATCAACATTCAGTGAAGTATTCAAAGCTGGGCTGTAGTCAAGCATTCCAGAAGCTGCTAGGATTGAAGCAACATCAGAAGAACAGATAATATAGTTACCTTTTCCTCTTCTTGTTTCTTTAGCAATAACATTAGCTTCTCTTTCGATCTGTACAATAAGACCTTTTGCTTTTTCAGCCAACCATCTGCCGTCTGAATCAGTGTGCAAGTTAAAGATACCTTTAACAGCAACGCTTGATTGTAGAGCACCTAGCTTAGCTTTTTGGTTTACAGTTCTAACAACTTCTCTGTTGATTTCCGCAAGGATTTCAGAAGAAAGGATGTTAGCAAGCTCGCCTTCAGCATCTAGACCGTGAACAGCCTTAAGATCTTGTGCAAGTTCCATTGTGTACTCAGCTTTAAGAGCTCTTGACTTAGCAGTTACAGTAGACTTATCGATTGAGAAAGCCATCTCACCGAAAGTAGTACCGCCGCCATCACCTAGTGCTTCAGATTGAGCAGTAGTTAGACCAGCACCTACTGTTGAGAAAATCTCACCAGCAGTTTCACCAGTTGCCAAAGAACCATCCTGGTCATCGACAGCAGCTTCTAGACCAGAAGGACCTGCTTCTTGAGTACCGCCACCTGAGAAAGCTGTATTAGCTTCATCAAACAATGCTTCAGTACCGCCTTGAGTGCTATATCTTGACTTCATAGCAAAGATAAGACCAGTAGGACCTGACATAGGCTGTACACCAGCGATATCATAAGCGATAAGGTTAGGCATAGCTCTTCTTACTAAAGAGATAAGAA